CCATGCCAGAGCGTGCCCGTTAGTGGCACAGATACGCTCGCCATTGCTGTAAACGTAATGCAATCCTTCACGACGATCATGCTTATCAGTACATACAAAAGACGCCACCCAAGCAAAAGCATCCTTTTTTGGTTTTGTGTTAGGCGCAAAGAATAGCAGCAAACTGTGCTGCTCATGCTCTGCCAGTGTCTCGCCCGCGCATAGTCTTTGCACCATGCTGTAAGCGTCTGCCTTCGATGCTGCTTTTATGCCTGCCTTTAACTTAATCATTGCCTTGCCTCCTATTAAACGTCTAAAGAAATGCCGAATCGTTCATTTTTCAGAACACCGAAAGGTGCGAACCATGAAATCGATTTGGTGGGCATATCAACGGCAACCTCATTACGCAGGTATGCCGTCGCACTATCCACTCCGCACCATGCCAGCCAGACCGAATAATGCTCCCAGCCGCTGCGGATGCCCGTATAGACTATTTTCCCGTCAATCTTTTCATAAGTATGGAATTTCATTGCCTTACCTCCTATTAGAATTGATGCACAAAACAGCCAGTGCCGTACTGGATCACCATGGTGCGGTCCTCTAACTCCGCCAGCATTGCTTGCTCATCCTCGGCACCTTCGCCGATTAGCTCGGCATAGGCATCCGCCACGTTATCAAAATGCCCCCAGTCGCAACATAGGCCAACAACATCTAGTTCGATTTCCTCGCCCGTGCTGTCTTCGTAGTCTGACAGGTACTTAAATAGTGCGTGGAGGCCGGGATAACCTCCCATCTGGTAAAAACGGCCTTCACGGGCACGGAAAGCGTCGATGAAATCACTGCTGTTTACTGTAGTTTTCATTGTCTGTATCCTCAGTGTTTGATTGTGGTGTTTAGATGGTGTTGCCGTATTCAATGGCAAACAACGGCTCGCCAGTCTGTGCGTCTTTAATCACCAAATTGTATTGGTCATCCTCTACCATACCGCCCTCGGTTTTAGTGATAAAACCAGCATCCACCATTGCTTGAAGGATTGCCTGCTCTGGCGCATTGATATCTACCTCAATCGTTCCGGCGTTATACCAAGCATTCCAATCATAGCCATCCTCGGCATTGCCCCATGCGTCGATGCTGATTACTGTATAGGTGTTCATTGTCTGATCCTCAGTTATGCGCTAGCGATCTGCTGCGCTCGCTGTATATAGTGCATGACCTGTGCCAATTGTGGGTGTTGTTGTGATATTCTTTGAAACGCCAATAGAATCATAGAGTTATGAATACACTACAGATTGTGAGGATATACAAGTCACCAAGGCAATTGTGTTACTTTGTTACCAATGGGAACGGTTCAGGTAACAGAATCGGTAACAAGTAACGCTTCGAAGGCTGCTGTAGAGGTCGCAGGTGGCGCAGGTGGCTGTAGAGGGTACTGCAGCATCCCTCGCCCCACTAGGCAGGCGCTGGCGACTAGGCAGGCGCTGTAGGCGCTGGCAGTCTCGGCAGACGCTGGCGACTCGGCAGTCTCGGCAGGCTCAGTAGGTAAGTGCTCACTACCTCGTCAGGCCTTGTAAACACTGGGGTCTTGGCAGGCGCTGGCGGGGTCTCGATCGAGGCCGGGGGAGGGGGTGGCTGCTGTGGGATTGTGACAGTACCAACCCAGATACAAAATAGGGTAAATTAGGACTCAAGAGACACCAGGAGATGACTATTGAGGCTCTAATGGATTATAAGATATTAATTATCATAAGGCTTTGAATAGATAAGGAAAAGCTATCGCGGACTGCGGAGACAAGGAGTCAGCCTAGGCCCGCAGCAAGCAAGGCTAGCTTCCTAAGGATATTGGTGTTAGTTCTTATCGTTTCCCTATACCCAGAGAGATGTGGTTCGCATAGGGACTCTAGGGTCACTGTATATACCAGAGAAGCCCTACAGGAGGTCTTATAAACACCATACTAATTGTAAGGTTATAGACCCATTTGGTCAGTGAACTATATAGGCCTTCAGAGGATTGATATAAAACACAAGTCCTAAGAAGTTTTTAGGGCTTTAGTGTTGACTTTTATTAAAAAATATGATAAAATATATGTATTAGAAAAAAGAGTTTAAGAGACACCAAGGTATTGCAAGAGCTGCTTAAGACCTTGGTGACCTTTAAGAAGTAGTAATTAAGAATTAAATTATAAGTGTTCTAAGAGTTGCTAGAGACTCTGAACCACTGGTGTCTATATAGAGGGGATACCTATGCCTTTAAAAAAGGGTTATTCAAAGAAGACGATCTCTGAGAACATCTCCAGAGAGATGAAGGCTGGCAAGCCCCAGAAGCAGGCCGTAGCGATTGCTTTGGACACTGCCCGTAAGGCTAAGAAGAAGGCGAAGAAGCGATGAAAGGTCTTTATAACAATATCCACGAGAAGCGTGAACGGATTAAGGCGGGTTCTGGAGAGCGTATGCGAAAGCCTGGTAGCAAGGGTGCCCCCTCTAATGAGGCTTTTGAGAAGGCTAAGAAGACTGCTAAGAAACCTAAGAAGAAGGCTAAGAAACAGGTGTCCTACTAATGGCTGCTGGTGTTAAGCATTACTTTGAAGATGGTACTGAGTACAAGGGTTTGACCCACAAAGATGCTAAGGGTCGCTTGATGTCAGGAAAGACACACACTGCTAGTAGTAAGTTCTTGTATCATACAAAGCCTAAGAAAAAGAGTAAGAAGTGAGTGAATCTGGTGTCCCAGAAGAAGCACCCAAGAGGAAGGGTAGACCTCCTAAGTCTGAGCTAGCCAAGAACACCCCCGGCAAGCTCACCAAGCGTGGTAGACCTCCCGGTGAGGCTGCTGCGATGGCAGAGTTCAAGGCTAGGATACTGACATCTCCTAAGTCTGTTAAGGTCATCGAAGCTATCTTGAATGCTGCTTTGGATGATGACCATAAGAATCAAGCAGCGGCTTGGAAGATTCTGATGGATAGGATGGTGCCCTTGGCAGAGTTTGAGAAGGGTGCTAATACCAAACCATCTGTTACTATCAACATTACTGGTATTGGCACTTCTGCCTCTATTGACGGAGAGGTCATCGAAGGTGACTACGAAGAAGGCCAGGAAGAAGACTCCTAGAGAATATATTGAAAGAGAAGCTGTGTTGTCTGAACCATTGATTGAAATGGTGCTTGCAACGATAGCTGATGGTTATGACCCCCGTAGGTGTCCTAGCTGCTCTAGAAAGCAGATGGTAAACATCTATTGGGACTATCTCGAAGCGAAAGGTGTAGAAGACTCTGCCGAATCTAAAATAGATATGATGGTGGATATACTGACGCTAGGGTGGTCTAAGGGGGTCTCCCTTATTGGCCTTAGGGCCATAGCAGACGTAGTAGAGGCTGCTCAGAGGGATGTGGTAGAAGGTAGTAAGTTATTCCGTAATCTATTAACCAGTAGGACACCATGCTGCAATCAATAGGTAAAGACTTACCTGCTGGCACCACTACCACTCTTTTTACAGTGCCTGATGGTTATATGGCTATTGTTCAAATGATTAGGGTAGTTAATGGTTCTGGTGGTAGTCATAGTTTTAGTATGGACTGGCACAACGGAACTACTATAACAGTCCATCCTACAAGTACCTTGTCATCTAGCTCAGTTTATAACTTTGGTGCTGATAACGAAAAACTGGTGATGCATGAAGGTGATTACTTATCATTTACTACATCAAATTCCAGTGACTTTACCGCTATAGCTACAATGGACATTACCCGTACTGAAAAGACACCGTATAACCTCTAGTGTCTAGTCTAAACATCAAGCTGCTTAACTGGCAGCAGAAGGTATGGAAGCACCCTGCAAGGTTCCAGATAGTGGCGGCAGGGCGTCGGTGTGGTAAGTCTAGGCTGGCCGCCAGCAAGCTCCTAGTGAAGGGCTTGGAAGCTAAGTCAGGCACCGTGTTCTATGTGGCCCCCACCCAAGGCCAAGCCCGTGACATCATGTGGCAGTTGCTGTTGGAGATGGGCCACCCTGTCATTAAAGGCCACCATGTCAATAATCTTGAGATTACCCTCATCAATGGGATCAAGATAAGACTGAAGGGTGCTGACAGGCCAGAGACCATGCGTGGTGTCTCTCTGTTCTACCTGGTGCTTGATGAATATGCAGACATCAGGCCGGATGTGTGGGAACAGATTCTGAGACCTGCCTTGGCTGACTTGAAAGGGGAGGCCATGTTCATTGGTACTCCGATGGGTCGTAATCACTTCTATGACCTGTTCAAGTATGCAGAGCTTTCAGAGGATGAAGATTGGAAGGCTTGGCACTTTACCTCCTATGACAATGAGACCATTGATCCGAAGGAGATAGAGGCTGCTAAGAGGTCTATGTCCTCCTATGCCTTCCGTCAGGAGTTCATGGCTTCTTTTGAATCCTTAGGCTCTGAGATATTCAAGGAAGACTGGATACGGTACGGGGAAGAACCAGACGCTGGTGATTACTACATTGCCATCGACCTTGCAGGCTTCAAAGAAGCAGGGAAGATAAAGACTAAGAATGCAAAGCTGGACGAGTCTGCCATTGCCGTAGTGAAGGTGACACCACAAGGAGAGTGGTGGGTAGCTAACATCATCAGGGGACGCTGGGAGCTAGGACAGACGGTAGAGAAGATATTCCAAGCCGTCAGGGACTATAAGCCAGTAGCGGTAGGCATAGAGAAGGGTATTGCAAGGCAGGCGGTTATGGAGCCTTTGTGCGACATGATGCGCAAGTACAACACCTTCTTCAATGTCAAAGAATTGACACATGGTAACCAGAAGAAGATTGACAGGATTGTCTGGGCCTTACAGGGACGTTTTGAGAACAGCAGGGTCAGGATAAACAGGGGCGAGTGGAATGAACAGCTTCTGGATCAGTTGTTTCAATTCCCGAATGACTTAGTACATGATGACTTAGTAGATGCCTTGTCTTATGTGGCTCAGTTAGCCACTATCCCTTATGGGATTGATGAGTTTGAAGAAACTGACTACGAGCCTTTAGACAGCATTTCGGGGTATTGATTGTGGAGAAACTAATGGATTATATAGATGCCGAACCCGGTGATTTCTCTCTAGAGGAGACTCTGGAAGGCTGGGTCATGACGAAGGTAGAGGAATGGCGTGAGCATTATGAGAATAACTACCAGCGCCGCCATGACGAATACTACCGCATCTGGAGAGGCGTCTGGGCTGCTGAAGATCGCACCAGGGACTCGGAGCGTAGCCGTCTCATTAGCCCTGCCACGCAGCAGGCTGTGGAGTCTGCCGTAGCAGAACTGGAAGAAGCCACCTTTGGCCGGGGTGTTTGGTTCGACATCAGCGATGATCTTGTCGATGCACAGAAGCAGGATATTGAATTCTTAAAGCGTAAGCTGCATGAGGACTTCAAGAAGCAGAAGATACGCAAGAGTATTGCAGAATCCCTCATCAATGCCGCTGTGTTTGGCACTGGCATTGCAGAAGTGGTGCTGGAAGAAGTCAAGGAGATGGCACCAGCCACCGAACCAGTCCTCGGAGGGCAGCTTACTGCTGTTGGTGTCAACATCCAGAACCGCACAGTAGTGAAGATGCGGTCTATTCTGCCTCAGAACTTCCTCATTGACCCCGCCGC